ATATTCAATTGCCAATTGTTCGGCATGAATAGATGCCCTGCGGTGATTAATACCACATGGACGCGACTGACCAATATTCACAATTGTTTTTTTCTTTTTATCATAAATCGCCCAAATAACAGCGACATTACATGATATCTTTTCGAACAGTTTATCGTAGCAAACATAATTTTTGACAGTTAAAGGTGGATCTTTTAATTGAGGAACATTTTCGTTTCCCATTCATAAAATATAAGAGATAATAAAATTTAAAGTATTAATTTATCAAATTTAATTTTAATTATGAGATGACAATTGTATATATTCTATCGTTGATAAATAAACGAATGACTTAAGTAGAATCAAAATAACGATTACTCTAAAAAGGATTTCTACAATATTGTAGATAGTGGGTAGTGGATAATACAATATATCTGATTCTTCAAACGTTGATTTACTTAGTTCCATACCGAATATCATTTAATCGTATGGATATTCAATTTGTTTTAAATATATCAAAATATTTGTTCAAATTTATTTCTTTTAATCTTCAATATCAGAAGCCATGAGACTATCAACCTTAACACGGGGAGGCATGTCTTCAATATCATCATCTTCGTCATCTTCGTCATCTTCATCATCGGACGCGGCTAACTGCATTAGAACGCGATCCTTGTTAATATCATCTCCAGGGCAATATGTGTAGGTCATATCTTCCATAATAGTTCTTAGTAAGTCTCTATCCATATTGAAAACATGACGAGATTTGATCATATCTAGGATAACTTCTACCATATCTTCATATGAAGAGATAATGATTTTCCTGTCGATAATAAAGGCTGGGATTACTTGGTGAACATTGTCAACTGTGACGAGTGTTAGGTTATCAATTTTAGGCATTTTATTATTGTTCGTTAAATAAATTTTTATTTAAAAACGCAATATAAATAAAAGAATACTATTATGAAATGGGACTTTGATGATTTAGAAAGTAAATTAAATGGTGCTTCTGAAGATCTTAAAAAATGCGACGAAGATTTAAAACAAACTGTTGAAAATATCTATTACAAAGATGAAACAAATGAAAGTGTAAATACATTAAAAGATATCTTGGGAGAAGGCTCAGGATACATTATTACAAATAAAAAATACAAAGAGTGGATACATTCATATTCAAAAGAATATATTGAAATGTCAGAATGGTACTATGGAGAAGAACTACCTTACAGTGTTTATTGTAAAGAGTTTAAAAAAGATGAAGGCACCTATTTAGATAGTCCTGAAGATGTAAAAGAATTATATAAACTTTTTATGTATTATGGAATGCTTGAATATTTCTTTAAAAAGACTTTAACATAAATCGTATTTTTGAAGTATAAGATATATAATCTTAAAAAGGAGTATACAAATAAAGATTATAAAAGATGTCTTCATAAATTTATCGCGTGTTTGATTTGTTAGATTTCTCTCATCATTTGAATCATATTTTACAAAATCATTTTCAAAATAATTTTTTATATTTTCAAGATACATTATTACTATATATATATTTAATTTTCTCTATAATCACCGTCATTATCACCATCATCATCTCCTTCATCTTCTCTATCCATATCTACACCATCGTATCCTCCATCTACGATAGGATCCCCTTCACCTTCAAGGATACCTTCTAAAAGACCATCAACATTTACACCAAATTGTTCAGAAACTTCTAATTCAGTTTGTTTTGTTAGGAGTAATTCTTTGATACGATTTTTCCTTTCTTCTTCTACATTTTCTTGATATCTTTCATCTTTAATCCTTTCAAGATTTTTGAGTGAAAAATCTTTATACCAATTTATGATACCCGCATTTTGCATCTCTACTGTAGATGTTCTCTTTTCAGATGTTTGACCTTCTAAATCATTAATAAGATCTTGCTTTTCTGTTTCTTTCTGCTTACTTAATTTATCAGATATATCTTGATTAAAGATCCAATTTGTATCATTGTTTTCATCTAACATATCCATTAAAATGTCAAAAAATAATTGAGAACATTGTTCGATAGAATCTTTAATTTGGAGTTGATCGCGCTCTTCAAGAACTAAAAATAGTTCATTTGCTCTACGTGAAGGTAGAGATTGTTCATCATAAAGGGAATCAATATACTGTATCATTCTATCAAAGGTATGTAATAACATAAATCTTTTAAACATCGTTGAATATAATGTATTGTAGTAAGAGTTGTCATCACCACGAATATCAAAAATACCTCCATCATATGTTTCTTTCATATAGTCTAAAAGTCCCTTAAAGCAATAGGAATATTTTTCATCTTCCAAATATTTGTAAAAGCCACTGTATTTTTCAGAATCAATAAATACTTCATTGTGAAGTAAAAATTCCTTTTTATCAATAAATTCGGCTAAATTTGATTCATTCGTTTCACTAAGTTTCCAGTGTTTTGGAATATCTGAAGACAGAGTAGTTCCTCTATAGCTTTTATTACGGTTATTTGATAATCTTCCGATAATATAAAAAATATTGTCTACATTTTTTTCACTTTCACCATTCGTTAAAAGGAAATCATTGATAAAGATATCTAAATTTTCTATTTTACCTCTATTTTTCTTGTAATATTTAATTTGTTCTCGTGAGAGAGTTTCATCTTCAATTGATTTTTCTACAAATGTTTTGATGTTTTCAAGATATTTATTCTTTACAGTTTCAACCATACTAAATACTTCCCTGTATTTCTTTTTTACAATTTCACGATCATCTCCTAAAATATCTTTTAATGAGTATAAATCTTTCATTAATGAAAAACTATATTCACCTGGATAGTCTAAAAATTTGTTCTTTTCAATAAAATTGAAGAGTCTATTTTCAAATAGGTATTCTACATCTAAGTTTGTAATATCCTGTAGGGGTAACATTTTTGACGAAACCTTGTAATTCATAATCTTTTCAAAATTAGCTTTTGTAATAGGAATATCATTACTACATAAAACTTCTCTTTCAAATTCTGGATCAGCTACAATGTTCAGTATAAATTCATCGTGGCTCATTTTAAGATTAACATTACCATCACTGTCAATGCAATAGTTTCTGAATAGCGGACCTATTACATCTAATCCAGTTTCTTCTTCATCATCTTTTTGATAATTATCAAAAATTTCTTTTAATTCATCAAATGTTTTAAATGGCAATACAATGGGATTTTTATATGAATAAAATCTTTTAGGGTGACCATTAAGTAACATACCATTCCAATTGTTAATTTTGATGTAATTGTATAATTTGATTGTATTTTTTTCTTTTGGATCTTTTTCTATGAATATTTCCTGTATTTCAAAAAGAACTCTTCTTAGATCACCATAATTGATTTCTCTTAAACGTTTATCTTTTTTATCCCATCCAATTTGTGAAAATTTTTCTTCAATAATATCTTTAAATTGAATTGTTTCAATGAAATTATTGATTGTTAAATCTATATTGTCTTTTCCCGATTCAATTCCATGTAAATGTACGACAAATTCTAAGAGACGTTTATAAGCTTCATTTTTCATAATATCGGAATAAGGAATATTTAAATCTTTTCTTCTAGGATTATCATATGCGTAATTGAAAGGTCTTATAGAGGAAATATTTTCATAACATATTTCACCCCTTTCTTTGAGTGCTAGATCAATATTTTTAAATTTTTCATTTAATATTTTATTGATATCTAAAACAATCTTATTGTTTGGTGAAGGTTTAAAAGAAGGCCATGTTTCTCTTAGATAAACTGAAGAATGTATGTCATTTTGATTTTGGTAGTATTCTTTTAGTTTCATTCTTAACTTTGAGTTTTTGAGAATATAGTAACCTGTTGTTATAAATTGGGATTTTGCTTTAGAGAGTGTTTTATATTTCGAACCTTCATTGATAAACATAAGGACATTTTTCCAAAAACTATCTTTTGTGAATCTTTTACACGTTTTTTCAATGAGTGAAAACATAGCATTAACTGTTTTCATAGAAATCTTACTGTGAATGTCAGTATTTATGAGTGCCCATTCGGCTTGATATATTTCTTTTTTATTCCATAGGTTAAAGATATCTTTGGTTTTTACATCATATGGAGGAGACGATACTTGTAGGTGGAATAATATCAAATAGGTTATTACCAAAAATTCATTGACATCTAAAAGATATCTTTTGAAAGACTCTTTTTCTTTTTCAAGGATATATTTATTCTTTTTGTTTTGTTCTTTATCAGCTTCAGTTTTAGGCTTAACAGGTTTGTATTTTTTAGATATTTCTTTAAATACAGGGTGTTTTTTCATTGTATTTGTATTTTTGTATCTTAGATCAATTAATTCTTCATCATTAACGGTGTCAAAGAAGTCAATGATTGTATTTTTATCAAATTCATTTAATTCTAAACTTAATAATGATGAAATTGTTTTTATTTTTCGGAGGATAGATATTTGTTTTTCACTAAGTTCTTTTACAGAATCATTATCTCTTTTTAATACTTCTTTTGTATTTTTAGGTTTTCCATCTGCAAAACCTTCTAGAAGAGAAAAGTCTTCTGGACATAAATATTCTCCACAAACATTACAGGATATAACACCATCTTTAGGAATACCTCCAAAAATACGGGTTAATGATATATGAGCATCTTCATCATCATCTATCCGCGAACTGTAGTGATAGTGCTTACATAATAGCTTAGAAGGTGAATTTTTACGGTATAAATATCTTTCATCCTCACCATCCATTGGTTCTCTGGAGAAAACATCTATGAATTGTTTTATATATGAACTCTTTACAGGAATATTCATAATAGATTGAATAAATACCCATGAAAGATCAATTTTATCATCTGTTGAGAGTATTTTCTTAGTTTTTTGTTGTTTTTTAATGATCTTACGTTTGTATTTTTTGTTGTAATCTTTGATATATTGTTTTATGTTTTCCTTAATCTTTTCATTTATTTTCGTTTTATTATCATTATCAAGGTCACCGTAATCTAATGTGTATGGAAGTAATAATACCTTTAAATCTTCATGATTGTATAATTTAGACATAACTTTTTCAGGAATATTCTCAAGAATATCTGATATATTGGGTAGATTATCAAGAGTTCTTTTAATGTTTTCTTTTTTAGAAAATTCATCAAAAAAGTATGAATTGATATTTTTAGGATATAAATCAGCTTTACCTGTCATTGGACCAATAATGTGGGGTGCCATTGAATCATAATTGAATATTTTACCCATTGGAAGATAAGAATATTTATCATTTGTAAAGATTGTTGTGTAAAATAATGGTAATTTTTCTTTATGTTCAAATGTAAGATTGAAGTTATTGTGTGGGATAAGATACAATCCTGAAAGAGATAAAAGCTCATTATCCACAATATTTTTGTAGTATGTTTCTCCTTTATTTAAGAGTGGAATTTTAAAAGCTTTTCTTGTTTTATTGAGTTCAAAGATATATTCACCTTTAATTCCATGACATGGATCTTTATCATTACAATCTCTAACGTAATGACCATCATGTTTTAAAGCTACACCGGATTCTTTATTATAAAATGGTTTTGTTTTGTAAACGGCAGATGTTAATGATTCATATTCTTTATTTGTTTCCATAAGTTCAACTTTAGACTTTAATTCTTGTTCAAAATTGACAGAACTAGTATCTTCAAATTCACCAGAGACATCTTCATCGGTTAGATACAATTTCTTTACGTTGTTTGATATTGGAAGAATCCATTTTGGAAAGGAAAAATTGTTGTTTTTTACATTTTTAAGGAATGGTAATTTATCTGTATAATCGAACTTATTACCAACATTATCATGTAACATTTGAATGTATATATCTGAAAGTTCGCAAATATCTAAGATAGCTTGTTTACTCTTTTGAGCCTTAAAAAGAGAAATCAATTCTGTGATTAGACTTTCTTTTCTTTCAACCATTGAGTATATTTTCTCTTTTAACTCTTCTACATCTAGTTCAATATCATCATAAATATTTTTAGTTAAAAATAATTTATCATCTTCAAGATCTTTCGGCTCTATCTCTTGAATCTTATCGAATTCAAGAACAGTATATTTGTAATATTCCGATTGAAGGATTATATTTTTTTCTTCATCAAGGAAAAATAACATTTCATTCTCATCTTCATCTATAAAAATTATATCATTTTCGCGTATTTCATGTACAAATACAATATTATCAACGACTTCTCCATCTTCATCAATCACAATTAAAAAAGCATCACCATCACTAGGGGTAGATTTATTATACAATACTTCTTCTAAGAGTTGTTCTTCATCTTCTTCTGAATCTTCTTCATCAAAAACTAAATCCTGATCAATATCACCTTCATATGGCAACATACTTTCTCCAGATTCTAAAAACTCCATATCACCATTTTCATTTAATCTATTGTAAACTTCATCATCATCTAGTCCCGGATTATCTCTGTAAATTTCACCAAGCTTTTTTTGTTTTTGATACCATGCTTCAAGTTCTTTTGGAACTTCACCTTTTTCTTCAAATTGATATTCGGGCGAAAAAGGATTAACTTTACCTTCATTTTGCTTTCTTATTTCTTCAAGTTCTTCGGGATCTACTTGAGGACCCATTTTTTTATAATAATCATCCCAATCTACATTTCCATCTTCATCAACTGTAAATTTAACATCTTTCTTAATTTCAATATCATTCATTCTCCTATGATTAAATCTACCATCTTCAGATGGAGATACATAACCTTCAGCACTATAATTTAATGGCTCCGAATACATTAAATAACCTTCTTTATCTCGCGGAATTAAAGTATCTTTCTTTTTCTTTGAGGGAGTTCCATAATTACGCGACATAATACCCTTACTATATATATATAGATTAATATTTAAAATAATGAAACTAACTAATAATAAAGGAACTATGGAACTACAAAATTTTATAGATAGTAATTCCGATTATCAAGCTAAATTTAAAGAAAACAAATTATATATTCGCAAGTATAGTCTTTTAAATCTCATTCTAGTAAAAGCAAACCGTAACACTGAATATGATTATGAAAATAATCCATGGATGCGTTACTGTCGCGGGGCAATAATCAATACCAAAACAAATCGTCTAGTATGCATACCTCCTGTTAAGTCAGATATAAAAGAAACCATTGAAATTGGTAATTATAGTGATTGGACATTTGAACCACTTGTTGATGGAGTCATGATAAATATGTTTTACCATGAAGATGAAGGCGAATGGATTATTTCAACACGAAGTAATATTGGTGCTAAAAACAAATGGGATGGAAAGGTTCCATTCCACGAGTTATTTAAGAGTGTAAATGGTACTGACTGGTTTAATAGTCTTAATAAAGATCATTGTTATTCTTTTACACTTCAACATCGTAATAATCGTATTATTACACCTGTCTTTCAAAATTTTATCTTTATGAATGAAATTTACAATCTAAGTGGTAATGAGATAGTTATGTTGAAAAGAGAAGATTTCCCTAAAATTGATGGGATTGAAAATATTCATCCATTAGAACGCAAAGATATAAATGTTTATTTAGAAAACGACAATGTTTTTTCTGTGAAAGGATTTACAATCAAAAAAGATGGTTTAAGAGTAAAGTGGATTAATCCTAATTACACCTATGTAGAGAATTTAAAAGCGAATAACAATAATAAGTTTTTTAGTTATTTAGAACTTAGAAGGGATTATAAGCTTTCGGAATATCTAAAGTTCTTTCCCGAAGAACAATATACTTTTGATAATTATAGAAAGAATTATAATTCTATAAAGAGTGAATTATATGATTCATATGTATCTTTAAAGATAAAAAAAGAAACTCAATGGTCAGATGTAAGGTATGAATTTAAGCCACTTGTAAAAGAACTACATAATGAACATGTGAATGGTAAGGTTAAGATTAATTCTCAATATATTTCTGAGTATCTTGATAGACTTCCAATTAGGAAGATATACTTTATTTATAATAGAATCTTTTAAAGATTCTTTTTTGCCTGAGAAATCATAGTATTATAAATTTCAATAAGATTGTTTGAAGATTGAGTGAAAGTTTCAATAATTTTAATTATATGTTGTTCATTTGTTTTTCCTTCCTTTAATGAAATATTAAAGATGATTAAATTTTCTAGAGGATGCACCTTTTTATAACCACATAGAATGATATCGGAATCATCATCAATTCCCTTTGATATATCGAACTGTAAGACATTTCCAACAGTATCGTCATTTCCATAAACAAAGAGACAATAGATATTTTCTTCAAGTTTTTCAATTGATATTCTTGATTCTTCTTCGTTTGAGATATTTTTAAGATTATTTTTGAAAAGTTCAAGTTGTTCTACCATTAATTCATTTGCTTTAATAAAGAGTTCTTTAGAACTTTTGTGATGAACCGAATCAACTTTAAACTCATACCAATAGGGTTCACACATTCTATCGCGATGAAAGTATCTTTCTGATTCGCTTATGTAAAGCGACTTACTAAATTTGTATCTTTCTTCTTCAGAAATATTTTCAAGCTTTATTTTTTCATTAAGAACTTTTGTAAATTGTTCTTCATCTCTTTTAAAAGAATATGTTGCCATAGAAACAGCTTGCCATCTAGCATTTTCATAAGCATAGGAAACACGTGGAATTCCGTATAGTTCTATTTCTCCTTTTGAATCTACATTATCTCCTTTAAGTTCAGTTACATCACAATAGTATTTATCCTTGAAAGGTCTAAATATTTTGATTTTTTCACTTTCAGGAATCTCTACATCTGAAAATTTATTCAAGTCAATTTCTCCATCTTCATTTTCCACACCTTCTTTAAGGGGAAATATTTCAAAGTCTCTCGCAGTTACTTTTGTAACTGGTTTTTCTGTATCCGCACTTACTTTAAGCTTAAAAAGCATATCACGTTTATAT